ATTGGAGTATAACAGATAACTTAACACTAGAGCTTAGAAATAAATCACTGCCAGAACCAGAATATCCAGATGAGAATTATCCAATTTGGGAAAGTGATTTTGATTTAATTGAATTGGATAATAATGCGAATTGATTGAGTATATTATTCTGGTTTCTGTTATTGCTGCAGGTGTTTGTGGTATAGTAATTACAAAAAATGTGTTTGGTTCCAATGAAATCCATGGGAAGCTTAAGAATAGATATTTAGAATATATTGATAATTTAGAAAAAGATAACAAGAAATTAAATGGTAAATTAAATAAAATGAAACAAGGAGTATCCATATCTAAAGATGATTTTGATGAATCAAATCCTATTGGCGGTATATCTCAATTGATTTCTCAATTTGCACCAATGCTACCAAAAAATATTCAACCATTATTACAAAGTCCGGAAGCTATGGGATTCATTGAAAAGATGGTAAAAGATAATCCTGAAAAGGTTTCTGATTTAATTGGAAAGTTTGTTAAATCCCCAAAAGGAAAAACTGCAGATGTTACCCCAGATATGGAAAGCGTGTAAACGTGGCAAAGAAAAAGGTAAGTTTTGTTCCGCTTGTTATGCCGGTTATGGAATTATCTTTGATGGCACAACCTTTAAAATTGACAAGTGCTTATTTTGTAATTGATGAAACTTGATGAAATTCTTGTCATTGGCGGTGCATTGGTCGCAGCTTTGGTTCTCTCAAAGGATAGAAAGTTATCATCAGCGTATTCATTGCCTCAAGTTACAAATCCCGTTACTAATATTATTACTAAAGTTAAAAGTGAACCAATACAGAAAACGACTTCACTTTTAGAAAACATTTTACCAACACCAATTCCACAACCAACACCAATTCCACAACCAACACCAGACCCAATTATTTTAAGTCCTATAGAAAGTTTAACACAAAAACTAGTAGGTACGGATAATCAATTAGGCGGAAGGTCGGGTTGGAGTGTTAATCTAGGGCGTTATGTTTATGTCAATCCAGATGGGAGTACAGCTTTTCCTAAATCAAAACGTATAAGTCCATTAGAACAAGAATTATTAGATAGTGTATGATAACAGACCAATATTATATATTAACGCCGATATGGTTAAATTACTTAACGTTTATCGTATAACATGGTTTCCCTTACTGGCAGTATAGGTTCTAGTTTAGGTTCAACTCTTACTTCATTATTACCAATTGCTGCAATTGGTTTAGGTGCATATTTACTGATAAAAAATTCACGTTTTATTGGAGAAAGTATCGGCTCTTTTGCTGGTAGTGGATTGCAAAATTTAACTTCAGGTTTAACAAGTGGCTTTGGAAATATTCCTTCACTTGGCATGGATTCAAATCCTGCAAACAATCCCATATTAGTTGCAGGTGCAAGATTAGAAGAAGCAGCAACATTAGACCCTAATTTGGCCGCAGATAGATTCGTTGACCCTGCAGGAAAATATAACCCTTTTAGTGTTACACCAATTCCCCAACCAATGGGAGATAATATAAAACAAGAAACCCGTACTCCAATTATTACAAGACTTCCAACTATAGAAAATTTCCCAACAGCTTATGCAAGTCCCCCAACTACAAAAGGGGGTTTTGTTACAGCAAATGCACCATACATTGGTCAAATATCTCCACAACCATTAACACCACAACAACAACAAGATACAGTTAATCAAAATCCATTAAGTTATATCGCAACAAATAACCGGGGATTAAATTCTTCAAGGAGTACAAGATATGGCTAGTGCAAAACAATTAGCAGCAAGACGAAAATTTTCTCGTATAATGAAATCAGGCGGATTTAAAAAACGAAAAACAACAACAACTAAACGAAAATCAACGAAATCCAGGCCCCTAAAACGTAGGAAATCGTCAACAACCAGACGAAAATCAACAACTACTAATAGAAGAGCACCAAGGAAGAGTATGGTTAAACGTAGAACAACTATCCGAAGAAGAAGTTCTTCAATGGGTAGAGGTATTGGTTCTAGTTTGAAAACAGGTGTAATCGGTGACGTAGTAAAAGGAATCGGTGCAGGTAGTTTAGTATCTTTAGTTATGAGTAGGGTCGCCCCAAGTAGCTCAATAACTCCGATAGCAGCTACAGGTGCAGCATTTCTTACAGGCGGAATCGTTGGCGGTGCAGCTAACTTAATTCTAACCGGAGGGTTATCCCAACTGGGCGGAATGTTTGGCGGCGCTTCAGCACCATTAGAGGAGGCAGGCGTTTAAGTTGGCCTTGCCAGTTCAGAGAACCTATTTAGGGACTCCAGCCGCATTAAATGCTCCCGTTTTCATGGTAGACCAACAAACCTTACAAAATAACTTCTTAACCTTAACACCAAATGTCTTACAAGACATAGTTAACAATCCAGACCCAGCAGGTGCATTGCAATACAACTTTACTTTGGTAAAGAACGGTAATGCCACAAGTGTACGGGCATTTTCAAATGCCATAAGTCCATTAACTGCAGGTAGAGTTCCCGTTGGCCCCGTGTCAATGAGTTCTGGGTCGTACCAGTGGCAGTGTACCCAAGTCGGTGCCGGTGCTGCAACACCAACAACAATACTTGTAAGATATGGCAGTCCGTTAAATTAGGAGTTTACAATTTCTTATGCCTTTTTCTAATTCTATAGTAAACAATTTTGCCATAAATTCTGGTAATACCCCTCTACTCTATCCAGTGAGAATAATTGTACCGGCTGCACCATTACTTACTAACTTTGGTATATCATTTCCAGACCAATTTCTTGGTAGAGCAATTAGTTTAAAAATTACAAACAATGATGGTGCCAATGCTTGCTTTTATGATTACAATCTTAATGGACAGTTTCAAAGTTTGGCAGCATCATCTTTTGATACCCTAGATAATACCGTGGTAAACTATCTAACTATTCAATCAGGTGTTGCAGGGACAACATTAATCGAGGCACAGGTACTTCCTGCAAGTAGAACAGAGGTTCCAATTGAGGTAATGGTCTAATTGTCCTTTGGTGGTGGCGGTGGGTCAGGTGGCACAAATGCTCATACCCATAATTCTGGACTCGCTAATGACGGGGGGAGTCTTTCTACAAGTTTAACAGAGATAGCAGATTCTAATTTATACAATCATATAATTATTGGGGTATGATTATGAAATTAAAAAAAGAAAGTAAAACACAATTTACTATACAAGGATTAATAGATAAACCAAGATGGAAATCCATACCATGTATTTGTCATGAAAGTGACATTACAAAACAATATCCATTAATAGAGTGTAAAAATTGTAAATTCCAAGAATGTGAAGATTCAATGCCACGAAAAACTTTTGAAGTTATAGAACCTATTCACGATAAAAATGGAAACATAACTACTAATAAAAAAACAAGAATTATTAATGAAATTAAAATTCATAGAGGGAAGAAATTTCAGGATATACTTGGGTGGAGTTTCTAATGGTTGTTGGCGATATGATTAATGGTATTACCGCTGTAGCCGGTTATGGTTATTTTGTTCCAGCTGGAAGCAATGAATTTGTTATTTTAGCTGCAGGTTCACAAGCAATGAATTTAGGGTATAGTAATGCAGGTGCAGAGCACGCTTCAACTTCAATTGTAGCAACAGCTGGAATTAATATTTTTAACATAAAAATATTTGTTGATAATACTATTTTTCTTGAATGGTATGTGAATAGTTATCCTGTAGCTTTTTCAGGTATTCAAACTAAATGATTGAGTATCTAATGCCATCAGTTCTCATAGTATTGTAGGGTCTAATCTTGGCTTTTGCGTATAAAATAAATAAAAAAATCCACTACTAGAGTGGAAATAAGGGGGTTTAATCCCAGTCAAATAGGATTTTACAATTACTGCAGCGGATTTGTTTGTCCATGATTGGTTCTTGGCATTGTCCACACAGCCAGACTGAATACTTATCTTTCATTTCTGAATCCCTCTCTAAACAAGACTTGTAAATAATCTTGTCTTGTTTGGTGTCCTAGATACCAATGATTTATCATGTGGTCTTCTAGTAGATGACGAGAAAGGACTTCACTTATCTCGTCTTCTTCATGTAATTTTTTCAGTTTGGCTAACACTGTTAATCTTTCGAATCTTTCTTTTTGGCTTCCCATATTATACAGAGACACACATAGAGGTTAAAAACATGACTCAACTTTCCCCAACAACTTAGTCTAACATTTTACGTTGTTGGGGTGCCCCAACCCCGAGAAGCAATTCCCCACAGATTGCCTTTCCCTTTTGAGGATAGGATAAGTAAGATAGTAGCAAAAATAAGTGTAGTGGTTTAGAGTGAAAATAGGGGTAAGATAGGGGGTTCGGGGGAAAGAGAGGGGGTAAAGAAAGAGTTTTAACAGTATGTATGGTGTGAATAGTATGGTTAAATCACAATTTAAAGATATTAAATTTACAAATGGTAATGTAAAATATGAATTATATGTCGATTGGAGTATAACAGATAACTTAACACTAGAGCTTAGAAATAAATCACTGCCAGAACCAGAATATCCAGATGAGAATTATCCAATTTGGGAAAGTGATTTTGATTTAATTGAATTGGATAATAATGCGAATTGATTGAGTATAT